ATAGAACAAATAGAACAAATAGTAATGATGAAGATAGTGAAGATGATGAAGAATTTTTAAATATATTTCGAAATGTTAATATGACACCGAGAAGAAATAATAGCAACAGTAGACCAATAATAGATTTACCTGTTTTTCCAACTTTTGGAATTGATAGTAATAGTAGAACAGGAATAGATTTACCTATATCTCCAATTTTAAGAATTGATAGTGATAGGGAAGAAGATGAAATTTTAGATAGATTTCAAAATGTAAATATGAGTCCAAGAAGAAATAATAGTAATAGAAGAAATAATAGTAATAGAAGAAATAATAGTAATAATGATAGTGGAATAATAAGTTTAGATTTGCCAGAATCTCCAATAACAAGTAATAACGGTTATGAAGCAACACCATCAGAAGCAACCCCATATATTGGGAGAAATTTAATGGATTCATTTGATAGAGTTGAACAAGATAATCAAAATAATCAAGATGAATACAAATCTACTTATACTTTAGTGAATTTGGTTTCCTTAGATAATTCAAATCAAATAATTAATCCATCAAGTGTAATAATAATAAACGACAATACATTATCAATTTTAGATACAAATGAAAATAACATTTTATTATATGGAGTAAAAAAAGAACAAATGCCTATTGTTGATGATAATTTACAAGATAATTTACAAGATAATTATACACTTGACTTTATAAATAAAATTGATTTGGTTCCTTTACCAGATGGACAAATTTCTATTCCATTTGCAATTGCAAAATTACATGATAATAATCTAGCTTTTGTAGATAATGAAAATAATTGTGTTCAAATTATTGATATATCTGGTAATCTAATAAGAAAATTTGGTTCAGTTGGTTCAGCATCAGGACAATTTGAAAAACCTACTTTTATAACTCAATTAACAGACGGTAATATTGTTGTAAGTGATGGAGCTAATTCACGTGTTCAAATTTTTGATTTGAATGGTAATTTTATAAGAGAATTTGGTATAAGAGGAACATTATCTGGACAATTTGAAAAACCCACTGGTATTTGTCAATTAATAAATGGTGAAATAGCAGTATGTGATCCATATAATCATCGTATTCAAATGTTTGATATATTTGGTGAATACATTAATGAAATTAATTTTAATGATATTGATAATAATATTGGAAACTTTAATTACGCATATAATAGTTCTTCTTTTGATCTTTACGGAGCTATTCCAGTTCAGGTTGATGGTATCACTAGATTTATTGGAGGTGTAGGTACAGATGCAAATATTACCAATACTAATTTTAATCCATATAATATTTATCAATTAACAAATGGAAATATTGTAGTTTTGGATTTGGATAATAATAATGTAATAATATTTGATATTGATGGAAATCATATTGATACACTTAAAAATCCCGATAGTTTTACAAATCCTAAGAGTGTGACTGAATTATCAAATGGAGATTTAGTAATTTGTTATCATAATAATTTAGCTTTTTATAAAAAAAATGATTTAGAAATAGATAATGGTGAATTTTTTGATATTGAAACAATTTTATCAAACATAAATTATAATCCATTTGAGGTACAAGAAACAATACCAATACTATATATTAAAATATGTGATAAAAAAATATTTAATTATAAAATTGATATTGATACTAAATTTATAACAAAAGTAGATAATAATATTCCAGACATACAAAAAACAAATTATAAACAAAACATAGATATTTTCAACATACTTTTTAGTAACAAATATACATTATTAATGCCTAATTCCAAACCAAAATTTACTTTTTATAATTCTAAAACAGGACTAAATGATATATCAATTGATGCAGGTGGATTAACAAGAACTGTTTTTTATGAATTGGCAAAATATTTTACAGAAAATTCAAATTATTTTGAACAAGATTCAGATACTAAATTATATAAATTAAAAAGTTTAGAAGGAAATAAATTAGAATCTGAAAAAGATAAATTATATTTTATAGGACAATTATTTGGTTTAGCAATCAAATTAAAACAAATTATTGGAATAAATTTAGATCCTATTTTATTATATCAATTGGGTCATAATTTAAATACAAGTATGATTGGGGAAGAATTTATCAATAAAATAATTTTAGAATATAATCCTGAACTAATAAAAAAAACTCCTTTTGTTTGTTACAATGAGGAATTAGCACTATTTCATAATACTTGTATGTATAATGATGAAGGTGAACAAGTTGAGATTAGTGATTTAAAAGAAGAAACTACGAAAAAAATTATTCAATATATTAAAACTACACAAAAAACTACAAAATATTTTATTAGAGGTTTTAGACAGCAAATAAATATTTCCAAATCAAAAATCAATAAATTACCTTTAAAATTACTAGATGAATTAATAGCAGGTATATCAAATATAACATATTCAGTTTTTATGGAACACATTAATTTTATTAATTTTACCCAAATACAAATAAATATTTTATCTAATATAATAAATGAAAATATTTGTTTATATGGAGAAAAAATATATCTAGAAACAATATTATTAGTAATGACAGGAACCACTAGAATTCCTTCTACAGGATATCCTATTTATAAATTAAGTTTTGAAGTAAATTCTTCCATAAACAAACCAATTGATATCCATTCTTGTTTTAACCAATTTATAATAAATACCAGATTATTTGATGAATATGAAGCTAAAATAAATAAAGAACAAACTGAATTATTTACTACATTTTCTTTAGAAACATTAAAAAAATTATCAGTTGATTTTAGTGCAGCCTAAAAATATTTATTTCATTGTCGGAAAAGTAATAATTTCCCTTATGGATTCTTGGTTAGTTAACATCATTACTAATCTATCAATCCCGATTCCTAATCCACCTGTTGGAGCCAATCCATATTCAAGTGAAGTGATAAATTCCATATCAGGATTTTGTGCTTCTGCATCACCAGAATTTTTATCCTGAAATTGTTTATCAAATGCATCTTTTTGAATTGAGGGAATATTCAATTCTGTATAAGCGTTAGCATATTCTTTTTGAATTATAAATAATTCAAATCGTTCTGTTTTCCAAGGTTGTGTTCTATGTGGTTTTGCTAATGGACTCATAATTTTAGGATGGTTTATAATGAATGTAGGTTGTATACATTTAGTTTCTAAATATTCACTTGATAAATGATCCAATATTCTTGGTATTGTCAATGGGTGTGAACAAATTAAATTATTTTTTTTTAATAATTCTTTCAATATTTCAAGCGTGTCATTGTTATCATAATCAAGTTTATTAAAATCAAAATTCAATATGTTAGAAAGTTCATCCAAAAAATCTATTTTTCTAAATGGAACATTAAAATCCAATTCAATATCTTTGTAAGTAATTTTATCAGTGTCATTAATTTTATGAACAAGATGTTTAATAATATTTTCACATAAAATAAACATATCATTACAATCTGCAGGACTTTGATACAGTTCTATGCTGGTAAATTCTGGATTGTGTACACGTGTACAACTTTCATTTCTAAACTGTTTCCCAATTTCATAAATTTTTCCAAACCCCCCAATAACAAGTTGTTTAAGAAAAAGTTCGGGAGCAATTCTCATATACATATTCATTTTATAATCATTATGAAGAGTGATAAATGGTTTCGCATTGGCACCACCATAATTTGTATGTAGGATAGGTGTTTCAACTTCCATAAATCCTCTATTATCTAAATAATTTCTTAAATATTTGATAATTTTGGATCTGGTTATAAGGTTGTAACGTGAAGATTGATTACAAATTAAATCTAAATATCTTTTTCTAAATCTAACATCATAATCAGAAACGCTATATTGTTCTTTGGGAATTTCATGTGAACAAATAGCTAATCTTGTAAATTCCCTTGCAAATAAACTCGGTTCTCCAACTTTGGTTTTACCCAAATAACCCTTAACCCCTATAATATCACCCATTCCAAGTAACTTTGCTTTTTCAATTGATTCTGGGTTGGTTAAAACTTGTTTTGCCAACACAATTTGAAACTTTGAATCAACTAAATTTTCACCATTTAATATATTAACTGTTAGAAAATATAATTTTGAACCAGATGATCTAATTGTATAAATTCTACATTGACAACTAAATTCATCATTTTCATTAGTTTGATGAGGTTCTAATTTGTTAGTACCTTCCACCAAATCATTATAAACACAGTTAATTTGAAAAGAATGTGGGTATTCCATTTTATTTATTGGTTGTAAATAATAAATCTTAATAACCAATTAACATTTATTAAAAAAATCAATTTTTTATAATAATCAACTATTATAAAAATTGATTTTTTAAACATATAAACTTTAACAAATATATTTAAATAATATGACATTAGCATTAAATGTTCATACAATCACGTTATTTGGAAAAGGTGGTGGACCTCAATTTCCAAAATATTTAAAATCCTATTTATTTTTTTCATTTGGTTTTGGAATTTATGGGTTTACACGAGGATTTAGAGGTCCTGAATCAACTACAAAACACTTTTTAAAATCCAATATTTTAATTAAATCCCAATCAAATATAATTAGTAAAATATATATTAAAGACAAAATTAAAAATGGAATCAATGAAATATTTCCGTATTACCTTCCAATTATAAATATTTTTCAAATTTACAATTTGTTTATGAGAATTGGGTTGTGTGTTAATAGGGTTCCGAAAGAGGATTTAGACATATATAAAAAATATTTTTCTTCTAACAATTATATTGATGTATGTTACGAAATTATTTAAAATTTTTTTACAAATTTAATATAAATATATATAATATATATTAAATAAATATTAATGTCTGATAACACTATTGAATATTCTCTTGATACACCTGTATTTTTAAATCAAAATATTTTAAATAATAAAATAATTGAATTAGTTAAAAATAATAATATGAAAGGTGGAAATGGTATTGGTAATATTGACACATCTAATTGTATAAGTATGATAATTGGAATAATCATAATAATAATTGGGTTTGTATTATTATGGTATAAAAATGACTTGGTTGAATTGGAAGCAACTGTTTTAAATAAATCATGTAATGATAATTCCAATGGTGAATGTAAAATAAATATAACATATATTGTTGATTCAACACAATATTCAAAAATAATTACGATAAATAAAAATAACATTCCAGTAGATTCAATTATTAAAATATATTATCAACAATCTGACCCCAATTCTATTCAATTATCTAATCCAAACTATTCAATAATTGGAATTGGTTCGATAATTTTTGGTTCATTTGTTATAATCTTCTCTATGTATAGTCCTGATTCTTCAAATCCAGATACTTTATCCCCAAATACTAAAACAAATATATTTCAAAATTCAACCAATACAAATAATTATAAAGTTGTATATTCCACATAATAATTTTATGGTGTCCAATCTATAACCAAAACATAAACCGATATAAATTTTTTTCTATCTGGATTGGATAATATTTTTTTATAATAAATTATTTCTTCACTTGCATTTTCATCTGGAGGATATAAATATAATTTTAAAACAAAAGGTTTTTTACTTAACATTGAAGCTAGTGCAAGGTATATATCAATTTGATATTGATTAGAAATTATCAGTTTGGAATTAATTAATGTTGATTTAAGATGTAAATCAGTTGAAGAATTTAAAGTAAATGCATATTCTAAAATTTTTCTTGAAATTAATGTATTTTGATATTTCGCAAAAGGTATAGACCAAGACCATTTCCAAGAATTATCTTGAGGAATAAACATACCTAATGTTTCAATTCTAGATTTATAAAATGCCGTATTATTATCATCATAAAAAATATATTCGTCATTAATATTAATTCCATTAATAACTTTTATATATTCAATTTTATTTAATATTTCTTGTATTTTTGGTTGAAAATAATCATAATATTCAAGAGAATTTCTAATTATTGGATTAAAATAATTATCATCATTCTGATTTTGAATCTGGTTAAAAATATTTGTATTATTTGAATCAGAATCATTTTTTTTATTTATATCATTATTATCAGTTGAAATCATTAATAATATTATATATTAAAATAATATTTATTTTATTTATACTCCTAATATATTTTTTATATTTAAAATATTTAATTTTCTTATATTTTTTAAATTTTCTTCACTATTATTTAATTGGGCAAATTCTTTTATTTTTTTATTTTTTTGACCTAAATATACTATTGGGGGAAATCCTCCAAAATTAATAGTAACATCATTTTTTTCAATAGTATCAGTTTTATTTTTATCACGGGTGTTATTTATTTCAGATGACATATTTAAATATATTAATAAAATATATTTATATAATAAATTTTTCAATTCAAATTATATTTCAACAATTAATTTTTTTTTATCTAAATTAATTTGAATTGGTTCAACAACATCATTATTTAATGTGTTATTTTTTTTATCTTTATCTTTATTATCATTTTGTGTTTTATCTGAATTAATTTTCTTATTATATGAATACTTTTTCATATGATTTATATTGCAACATTTTCCTCTATTTTCACAAGAAAATTTTAAATATTCTGAATCCAATAAATTTTCTTTATAATTAATATATAAAAGTCTATGAAGTGCTATTTTTTTTTTATTAAAATAAAAATTTATATATGTTCCTTTTGAATTATTATTTTCATTCGTAATATATCCATCCCAAATTGAACATTTTTTTTTATCAAAAATTGATGATTTAATAAATTTACTTATTCTTTTAAGATCATTATAATTTAATTTTTTATCAGATGATATTCCAGTGATTTGTTTTTTTAAAAGTTCGTTAAAATATTGATTTTTATCATTTTTTTTAGAAGAGATTTTTGAATTTGGACTTGATAATGAACTTGAACAATTTCTTGGTTTTTTTTCTAAATTATCAGAATTAGATGAGTTTGCTTTTAATTTTAAATTTTTTTCTGAACTTGATGAACTAGATAAATTAGTGTTAACTTTTAAATCATTTTTTTTATTTGTAATATCTGTATTGTCTTTTTCAGTAATTAAATCCCCCTTTACTATTTGATTAATATTATTTATTTCTATATTTGAAAAAATATTATCTTCATTATATAATTCTTCATTCTTGTCAAAAATATTTTTATTTTTTGTGTGAGATATAAAATTTGTATTATTAACAATAGTATTTTTGGGTTTATCAATATTTTCATTCAGATTATCATTTTTATTTATAGTGTTATTAATATTAGTTATAATATCTTTAACATCTGTTATATAATTATTTTTTTTTTTTAATTTTGACATAATTAAAATACATTTATAAATAAAATTTTGAACGCAAATAATTAAATGTTTATTTAATATAAATTGATTCAATTAGATTTGGATACTTATTATCTAGATTATAATCCAAACTTATATTTATATTCGAAGAATTAAAATATTTTGTACCAGATTCATTTTTAATAGTTGTAATATTTTTATGTATATAATATTTTGGTATTCCATTCATAAAAATTACAATAGGTATATTGTGTATATTATTTAATATAAATAATTCCATAAAACCTAAATTTTCTTCTATATTACTTTCCATTAATTTAACTATATATTTATTAATTATTAAATGATTATCTATTGTTTTCTTAGTTCCTAAATCTAAATTAACAATTGGATTAGAAATTAATTTTTTAGTATCTTCACTTAAATTAGTTAATAATTTAATATTGTCTGGAATATTTAACCAATCAACTATAATTGATCTAAATAAATTAACAAGTTCATTTTGAGTATTTGAATAATACCCCAAATTTCTTGAATCTAATGTGTATAATTTATGTTTTATCCAATAATATCCATTTACATATGCTCTTAAAATTGAATAATTTTGTGGAATTATTGTTTGGGTATAAGCATCTTTTATATCTTTAAGTGGATTTTCTATTAACATATTTTCTAAGTCATTTAAATTTTTCTTTGATATAAATCTTTTACCAATTTTAGGAACATGTTCTTTTCCAAACATATCTGTTAATATTTTTTGTAAATTTGTATTTGAACTTTTAATAATGGTTTGACCTTGTTTTTCAGTAAAGTTATTATGGTCTACAATATCATCAACAAAATATTTTTTTTCCTTTAATAATTCATAAACTTTAATTTCTTGTTCACATAATTCTATTGATATTTTTTTAATAAATTCATATAAATATTTTTCTTGTAAAGCAAAAGCACATTTATTTTTTGATTTTAATTTAGATACTTTTGTTTCTTCTACATATACACAATGTGGATTTTCAACACATTTTTCTTGATCTAATTTAGCACATATTTTTCTTTGATTATTTATTTTATAATAATCTAAATTTGGTAAATCATCAATTATTTTAACCAATTCTTCTCCAGAATCTCCAACTGATAAATTTAAAAGTAAATCTTGTATTTCTTTAGATTTTTTTTCTTCAATATATTTTTTCAATTTATTTCTAATTTGTTCATATTTACTATTAGACAACAGGTTTGATAATTCAAATCTAAATAATTGATATGCTTCATCTAAATATTTAACTCTATTAACATTCTTAATTCTTTTATCAATTATTTCAAAATATTTTTTATCATAAGTAGCTAATTTATTATCAAGTTCATAATATAATGGTCTATGTTGATAATTAACGTTATTTTTATTTAATTCTTTTAATGGAATTAATTGTTTAGCAACTGGAACCAAATCATTATTTGATGTCATAATCCCAATTATATTAGCAAAATTATCTTCGGATATAAAATCATAAAACATTCCAATTGGCTTAATATTTAGTTTTTTATTGCTTAATTTATATAATTTTTCTAAATGTTCTTGTGATTGATTTATATTTTTAAATGTTAATTTAGAAAAACAATCTTGTCTTTTGGAATATTCTAATGTATTAAAACATATAAATGGTACACCATAAACGGTACCTGAAGGAACAACTGGAATAACAAATTTTTCTTTTGTTAATAAGTATTTACATTTAAATCTAGAATCAACTGCTTGACCAATAATTTCGTATTCAGAATTTTTATTAGATATTTCTTTTATAATTGCATATGCTTCTCTAGCAGATGTATGTGTTTTTGGATATTCAATTTGTGTATCTTTTATTGTACTTATATAGAATTTTTTAACCATTTCAATAATTTGTAAATCTGTTTTATTTTTATTGTCTGAAACATTAAATAATTTTTTTATTTCAATATTCTTAGAGTTTTCATCTTGTTTGGAAATTTCTACAATTGGATAATAATATTTATTTTCTTTAATTAAAAATAACAAGTCATGTGTATTAAACATATTTAAATAATATTCATAGTCATTTACCATAGTTTTATCAATTGATAAATAAAAATCTTCTTTTACTTTATCTTCACCTAATCCTTTTTTAATTTCAATTGTAGATTTATTAAATATTATTGGAAAAATACCATTTTTAGTAAATAGACCTGGAATTTTAAGTAAATCTTTTAAATAATAATAATCAATATATTCTGAATCTAATATAAAACGTGCAAAATCATTAATTTTATATTCAGCCCTTATATCACCATCATTTAAAGCAAAATAATGCATTTCATCAGTATCTGATTTTAAAAAATTAACGATATTTTTTTTTAAATCACTAATTGAAATATTTAGTATAGTTCCAATTGTATTTATAAATGAATATTCTTCTTGATTTATACCATATTTAAAAAAATAACTTGTGGTTTTTAATAAATAATGATTTTTTATTTCTTTTTCTTTATTAAAATAAATATTTGTTATTAAGTCAATGTATTTAGGTAAATATCCTATTCTACCTTCTTGTATTTTATTAGTATCTTGGAGAATATATAATATATCACCCAATGTATTAGATGTTAATTTTTGTTTATCTTGTTTTTTTTCACCCATACATTGTTTATAAAAATCTAATGTTTCTTTTTTTTTAGTTTTAAATTTATTTTTTTTAAAACAACAAGGCATACATTCTCCAAAAGGATTATTTGAACGAGTTAAAAATCCAACAAACATATGTTGTCCATTATCTTCTGGATCACAAGTGTAAAATATTTCATTGAGTTGACCTGTTACTTCATCTTGATCAATTACTTTTACTGCTTTTAAAATTATTTCCATATCTTTTTTTCCCTTATTTTTAATTTTTACTTTTTTTTCATATTGATTAGTTTTTTTATTCAATGAATATCCTTTTGATATTAATTGTTGAATATTTCCTATAAGTGTTTGTACAGGTCTTCTTTTTTTATCATTTCCTGAATTTTGACACGATCTTGTCCATTGATTTTGTCCTTCTTCAGGAGTAAAACCTAAACGTTTTTTATCTAATTGAGCCATTTGTTTTACAGTTTTAATTTCTTTTTGATAATTAACAATTTCTTCTACTTTTCCTCTTCTTTTGGCGATATTTGTTAGTTTTTTTAATTTGTTTTTAATTTCTTGATATTCAGAATTTTTATTAATATAAGTTTCACAATACAAATACATCAATATATTCATAAATATTATTATTCTTTCTAACTGGGTTTGTTCTCTAGCTCCACTAATTCTTATTTTATATTTTTCGGGTACTTTTCCTTGAATATCTATACCTATTCCAGGAGGTTTAAATTTTGGAATTTCATCTGATTTTTTTAAAACATTTTTTTTTACTTTTCCCAAGTTTGGAAATTTATCACGAACTTTTTTTATTTCTTCTAGGGCTCTTTCATTAGTTATATTAAATTGTTTTGATATTTCTTCAGCCAATATATCATCTTCAAAATCAAAATTTCTCATATATGATAATATTCTTTGTTCTATTTTTACTGTATTGTCAAATTTACTTACTCTTTTATATCTTAGATATGAACCATATTTTGATTTTGTATCTATTGTTGTAGTTTTACCTATTCTTTTTTTGGGTTCAATTTGTAAAGATATATATGGATAAAAATATATACAAAAATCAGATAAATCATTATGATTTATTATTTTATTATTTGGTAATTTAAATCTTTGGATACAATTTATAAAGGCAAATCTAAATTCATAATTTTCTGGTTTTCTTACTGATAATTTTCTTGGATGATTTTCTAATGTTTTATTTATTCTATCAACTAATTCTTTAACATAATCATATGTATTAATAACATCTGTCATATTTGCATTATCCTCTTCTTTCCATTGGGTTTTATATTCAATTTTACCTATTTCATTTATATTTATTGCCATAAATTTTTCTGTTTTTAAACAATCTTTTTCATTTACTAATCTTATTTTAAATGATATACCATATGGTGAATTTTCAAACCATTTTGTAACCATATCAATATTTTCATTTGATTTTGAAAATTCACCCATATATTCATCAAAATATTTAAATATTATTTGTCCATCAGGTACTTGATATTGAATAAAAGGATATCTATAATCTGGTTCAAAATCATTAAATATTCTAAATAAATCTAATTTTGGTAACATTACTGAACCAAAATTTGATTTACCTAATTTTCCTATTTTAGCTAAATTTTCTTTATTCTCTTTTTCTAATTGAGGATCATTTATATCTAATTGAACGTGTATAACTGATTGTGTTATGAAATTTCCATCTTCAAATACTGTTGGATATTCTTTTTTTTTATTAATTTTAACACTTTCTATTAAATCAGTTATTTCCTTTTCTAATAATAAATCATTATATATTGTATCAAATGTATTTTTAATTTTAATATCTTCTATTTTTTTATCTTCCCCATTTAAAAAATTTATTATATTTTGAATATCATCTGATTTTATTTTTGGAAAATATACCTTAAAATATGTTTCGGTGATATTTTTTAATTGTTCATCATTACATTTATATTCTTCACCTAATTCATTATAAATATCCACCATATAAATAGTATCATTTAACATATAATCAGAATAATCTAACAACAAATTATTTTCTTCATCTTCTCTTCTTATTTTTCCACCATATCTTCTCATTGTATCTCTTAAATTTTTTATTGATTCTGATAAATTATCATAATTTGAAATATCCAATGGTTCTATATATAAATTTAATAATTCATTTTTTTTCATCCATTTCTGTCCAATCATTACTTTTTCAATTTTATCATTATATAAATATTCTGACCATAAATATATTCTTGACGGTATCAAATACATATTTGGTGAAAATCTTTCATTACCTTTTATTACTGCACATATTTTATTTTTAACATTTTTTATTGAATCATCTTTAAAAATTACATGAGTATATACAAACTTTTTAATAAATACATTTGAAAGTTCTTCATTATCTATATCCGCATCTTGATAATCATCAAATTTTACCATATAATTTTGTTTTTTTTCAACTAATTTTGAATTTTCTAAAACAGATGATATTAATGTGTTTGTAGCATTAATATTTTTGTCAGTTTCATCAGTTTGATATAATTTTTCTATTTCTTCATAATTCATTTCATCGTCTAATTGTTCTTCTGATGGACCAGTTTGAATAATTTCTTCATCTTCATTTTCAGATACAATTTCTGTTGGGTAAATGTTTGCCGGATCAAAATCATCTTCATCTTGATTATCATTATCAGAATAACCTAATTTATCATTAATATCAAAATTATCATCATCTCCATCATCTTCTCCATTTCCTCCAACTAATTTACCATTAATTATATTATTTGATTTATCATTTTCAATTAATTCATTATTCCATCCACTATTATTAATATCAATTTCACTATAATCATATATATGATTATCTGTTGATTCAATATTATAACTACCACCTAATTGCGATATATCTAAGGTTGTTAATAGGTTATTTGAGTTTTTTGTATTAGATATAAAGTTTAATTCTTCAATATCCTCCTTTTCTATCAAAACTTTTTCTAATTTTTTACCCATTTTAACTTTATATTGGAATTTAACCAAATCACCAAAAGAATAGTTAATTTTTTTATAAACAATATTTTTTTTAAATTTATTAATAAAATTATTTAACCATTCTTCTTCGTATTTTTTAAGTAATTTTTTTTTTAATTCGGGTTTTGTTTCTAATTTGTTTACAAATCCACTAATATGATATATATTGAAAAATTTTACCATCCATAAATCACCAAATCCTTCTATTAATTTATATTCTTCCTCTTTTGTTATTTCTAATAATGTATCATATAAATTTAAATTTTCAATTCTATTTAAAATTTTTTCGTATTTTTTTCCTTGAGAACCTAAAAATATATATGTTAAATATTGTGTTTTTCTGTTGATGTTTTTATATTTATATACAATTTTTATAGGTTCTATTTTGTAATTTAAATTTTCATATATATTTCTTGAATTATTCGGTTCTTCATTCCATTTTATTTTATCATCAAAATTTGTTTTATTATTTTTTATATTTGATGATTTTTTTAATGATTTTTTCGATGATTTTTTTGATAATTTTTTATTAGTATTTTTAGAATCTTTTTTACTTATATTTGTTTTCATTAACAATAATATTATAATAATATTATAATATATAAAATTTAATAATTATAAATTTAATTTATAATTTAGAGTAGTTTATTTTATTAATATGAATATTGATACATTATTAAATTTATCAAATAAACAAAATAACAATAAAATAAAATCTAATAAATCAATACCCAAGTTAAAATCAAAATCAAATAAACATAATTTAACCAAAACCAAATACAATACAAACAGTAATAATTTAGTTGAATTAAAAGATGAAATAGGTAATTTTGATATTAATGGAATAACATTGGCATTGAAAAATTTATTTGATTCAGACAATAACGAAAATATTAATCAAATCAATAATATAAATTTAAGTTCAAATTCAGAACCAAATTCAGAATCAAATTTAGAATCAAATTTTAAAAATAAAAATATTACAAAAAAATCATCAAGTTCAAATTCACATAAAAATAAAACTAATAATTTAAAAAATAAATCAACAAAAATTTTAAATAAAAATAAATCTAAAAAAAAATATATTAATCGGGAACTTGAAATTAATGGAGATTGTTTTATAAATGATAATTTGTATTTAAAAAATAATTTTATGGCATCTAATGCTTTTTTTAATCAAAATATTTTTATAAATAATTCTTTAAATTTACCATCTGAAAAAATAAAATTAAATTATGATTTTATTGATTTAAATACAAATAATTTTGAACAAGATAAATTTTATAATTTTATGTTAGAAAATATGATTAATTCAACTAAAAATCTTGATTTAACAAGTATTAATTTTTCATCTATTAAATTTTATTCAGAAAAAAATAAATATATTTTACCTTCAATAATTAACATAAGTAAAAAATTTGTAATAGATGATGAAATATTTTTAGGAACAGGATTATTTTATGTAATTTTTATTAAAAATAAAATAATTGTATCAAAATTAATTAATGATACTTTTGTTATTCTAAACAAAAAATATGAACCAATTATTGAAAACAAAACAACAAATATAAAAATTAATCAAAATAATATTATTTCAAATAATAACATTCAATTAAGTAATACAAATAATTATGATGATTTTAATAATGATTTAAATAACAATAATTTAGATAATAATAATTTTAAAAATTCTGATGATTCTGATGATTCTGATAATTCAAATGATTCTGATAATTCTGATAATTCTGATAATTCTGATAATTCTGATAATTCTGATAATTCTGATAATTCTGATAATTCTGATAATTCTGATAATTTGGATGATTCTGATGATTCTAATTGTGATTTAAATAATTTAAATGAAAAAAATTCTCCCCAATTAAAAAATAATTCAAATGATAAAATGATAAATTTAAATGAATATGTCTTAAACATATTAACTAGTTCAATTGATGAAAATTCAATTAATTCAATTTTACAAAAATTATCATCAAATGACATAAAAAAAAAATAAAAATATAATATATTAATAAATGATATTTAATTTAAATTACATAATGTATATAGGCTATAGTTTTTTAGTATTATTTGTTATATATATTGGTATAATAATGTATAAAAAATATTCATATTATATATATGGTGCAAAAGATAAAATAATTTTAAGTGAAAAAAGTTCCAAAAAAAACAAAAAAAATTCAAAACAAAATAATATAAATGACATTAAAAAATATTTTAAAATTAAATCAACTGAAAAAACATATGAAGATATTAAATTCATTTCAAATATACCAAATTATATCAATATAAACACTAGCATAAATACTAACCCAAATACAAATAATACTGAAATACAAAATATAACAAATATTTTTATAGAAACAAAACAAAAATTTTATGACAATTTTGTAAATTCAAATAATGAAAATTATTTTATTGATAACTTGGATAATTTTTATTTATTTTATAAAAATAATTTAAATCAATCAAATGATTTCAAAAATAATATTTTGTTAAAATTTTATAATGATGATAATTCAAAATATATTTATGTATATATGGATCAAAATAAAATGATTAAAATAATTTATAATGAAGAATATGATAATATTTGTGATATGATTGAAAAAAATAGAGGAATATTTATTTTAAACGATGAATCAAAAAATTCATATTTTGCGGGATATGGTTATTTTAGTAAAAGTGAAATTACTAAAGAAAACATTAAAAATATTTTTTTTACCAATTTAAAAAATTTCGAGTCCAATAAAAATTATAAATTATTTTGTGAATATAAATTTATAAAAATATATTTTTACGTATGTTGTCCAATAATAATTTAATTTAATACCTCAAAATTATCTATGTCAAAATCAATGGGTTGACAAGTTTTATCGGACTCTTTAATAAATATTTTATCATTAGTAAATGTTTCTTCTTTTTTCAATTTTAAATTATTATTTAATTCTTTTTCAAATTCATCTAAATCATTATTTACTTCAATTACATTTGCTTTTGGTTTTACAATAATTTTTTCATCCTCGGTTAAAATTTTTGAATTTGTATTTAAATTTAATGTAGGTTCGAATACATCAGAATTATTATAATTTTCCAAATCTGAATTTTCCATATCCAAAGTATAAATTTTATCAAGTTCATCATTAATTAAATTATTTTTAGGGATATTTTTATCATTATTGTTTTTCTCAAGCCAATCCAAATAATGTATATTCTTTTGATCTTCAAATTTAAAATTATCTTCAATGTTATCAGATTCATTATCATGCAATAAATAATAAACATTAAGTGATTCATTTACAGCACGTCCTAATCTTTGTGCTCTACCAATAATTTGTTCTTCCATTTCTTTTGTAAATCTATGATACATAATAATATCTGTTGCCATTTGAAGATTCATACCAGCTCCAAAAAATTGTGCATTTAACATTAAAATTCTTACTTTTTTATCTCTGAAATCATCAACATATTTTTTAACAGTGGTTGCTTGACCTTTAAGGATATGATAAGATATACTCAATTCTTTTAATTTATTTTCAATTTTATTAAAAGTTTCTTGAAATCCAGCAAAAACCATAAAACTTCCATCTGGTTTTTTTTGAACCAAATCCAACAGCACATCTAATTTATCTTTTTCTGCATATTTGTTAGAAGAACAAGAATGGGGAGTGGTTTTAACAATATTTTCATTTTGAAAAATATGTATATCTGATTGTGTAATTTTTCGAGTACAGTATGGACATTTATTATTTTTAAGTTCACCCATTGATACAGCTAAACAATCAAAACAAAACATATTTTTACAACAATTAACTATAACTGGATTTGTAAATTCACCCATACAAACTGGACAATTAGTATCATTAAGTTGATATATTTTTTTTTTAACATCTTCATATTTATTTATTAATTTTTCTATTTGATTTTCAATAAATTTTATTTTCTGCTCATGTTCTTTTTGTAAATTAATGGGATAATGTTTTTTCTTTTCAGCTTCTAATTCTATTTTTTTATTTGCAATAGAATCTTGTAAATTTTTTGTAATTACTTGTAAAATATTTTCATTTGTATCAATATTACAATTTAATGTACGAATAGCTTGATCAGAATTACCAGCATTAATCATTTGAAGTATAGATGGAGGAATTAAATCTTTAATAATTTCCAATTCTCTCGGTGTTACACATTTGATTTTAAATCGTTTAGGATGTGGTAATTTAATAGATTGTTCGATAAATTTATCATCATTTTTTATAACAAAATTTGAATTTAGATTCAAATTATCATCTTTAAAAATTTTACCAATAAAAGATTTATTTGTATAAAATAATCCAGTTGGAGTCCCCGTTATTAACCATAAAAAATTAAATTGACAATTCATATCTCTTGGTAATTTTATAGTATCAGCTTCATCAATTAATATTCTATTAAATCTAACATTTTCAGAAATTTTATAAAATCGTTTATACATTGTTTCACCAATTAATATAATATCAATTCCATCAAGTTTTTGAATTTCTAATTCTTCTTTTTCAATTTCAAATTCTTCATTTTTCCAATTTTTCTTTATTTCTTTTTTAACTTTTCTAATAGCATCTATTTCCTTATTAAAACCAATAGACATAGTTTTTAATGTTGGAGAATATTTTTGAATTGCATCTTTCCATTGAGGCAATAATTTGTGTGGAACAATTATAAGGTTAGATTTTACCAATGGACTTGATGGTTTTAATTTTACAGAATAAAATTGAGTACCACCTAATTCAATTTGTCTATCAATAATACTTTTTTGTATTGTTAATAAAGTAATAATCATTAGGGTTTTACCAGCACCAACTTTATCACCAAGAACAGCAATATTAGTATTGATTTCAGCCTCTGTTCCATCAATTGAAATCATATTAGTATATTCTTTCATTGAATAATCTTTTACTTTAATTATACCTGTTTTTTCAATTTCCATCATTTTTTGAACCATAGTTTTTTGATGATTCATCAATTCAATCTTAATCGAACTAGGTTGGGTAATTTTTTTATCATTATCATTTAATATTATGTAACTCATTTTTATTATATAAGGTCTATGTATTTATATATAAATCGTATTATATAAATAAATCAACTTTTTATCATATAAATTATGTAAAACTAATTTAGCAATAAATCTTATTTATATTTTGATTTTTATTTTATATAAATATATTATAAATTATGCATGAATCAATATATTTATTATATATACATTACTTTTGTTATTAAATGTAATTTACCCAAACAATTCACTTATTAATATATTATTGTCAATAATTATAATTATGTTAATTTTTATAAATGTTAATCCATATTATAAAAAAGAAAATAAACTTAGCATTTTAGAATATATACCAAAAAATATATTCCTAAATCTAAAATGTTAGCTGAAATTAATATAAATGAACTGAGTTTTCCAATAATTGTAAAACCAAATATATGTAGTCGTGTGAGTAAAGATGTTTATGTAATTAAAAATTTAATTGAAATAAATAAATATATTAAACAAAATAATAACAAATTAAACGAAATTATTTATCAAGAATATATACCATTTAAAAATGAAGTAGGAGTATTATATGAAAGAGATTTTTTTGGTAATAATGGTAAAATTGTATCTATTATTAAAAAAAGTTCTCAAAAATATGATATTATGAAATCTTGTGATGGATATGATGTTAAATGTAAAAATTTAACTGATAATATTAGTCCAGAATTTAATAAAATCATATGTGATATAGCAAATTCAATACCAAATTTTAATGTTGGAAGATTTGATATTAAATATTTGGATGAAAAGTCATTATTTGAAGGAAAAAATTTTTATATATTAGAAGCAAATGGTACAATGGGTTTTGACTTAAGAAAAGATACATCAAACTTTTTTATGTCAAATTATTATTTAAATAGATGGTTTTGGTATAGATTTTTATATGGTTTAAAAAATATAGTCATGTTGGAAGGTTATGGAATTATTGATAATTTTAATATTTTAATAGAATCAATTAATAATTATATAAAATGTGATGATTGGGAAAAATTATTTTGTAGATATCCATAAATTAAAATAATAAAATTTATATTTACAAGTTTATTTTCATTAACTATTTTACTTACATTTTTACACATTTGGTATATTTAATACAAGCTAACTTTAAAATTAAATAAAAACTATTGTTTAATTTATAATTTTCTATTTTAAGCCAAAAAAAATCAGATTTTCATCTCTCTCTCAAATTTTTTTTATTTTTGGTGTAATTATACACATATATACTTTTAATTAAATTACACATAATTTTTGGAGTAAAAAAGCATAATTTATATATAAAAAGCATAATTTTAAGGTGCAAAAAAAGCATAATTTATCTTTTAGCATAATTTTTGGTGTAATAAAAAGCATAATTTTTAATTATAAATATAATATATATATAAACATATCTAAATATATATAATTAATGGTAGAACATACATGTTTAAATTGTGGTGAAGTATTTAATAAAAAATCAACATATAATAATCATATTAATCGTAAAAATCCATGTAAAAAAAATTTTGATTTTTGTGTTGAAATAAAAAAAAATAATGATGTTGAAATAGAAGATAATATTGAACAAAATCAAAATAATAATTGTCCCCATTGTAAAAAAATATTTACAAGAAAATACAGTTTAGATAGACATTTGGATGGAAGATGTAAATTTAAAATTAATAATACTAATAAATCAAATCAAAATACTAAATTAGAAATTTTTGAGGATAAATTAAATATGGTTTTGGAAGAAAATGCCAAATTAAAACTTAAAATAGAAAATTTAGAAACCAAAATTAAAAAAACTAAAAAAACAACAAATATTAATATAAATCAACCAAATATTAATATTAATCAAAATATTCTTGTTAACTTTAATGATTTGAATTTGGAAGAATTAGATAAGAAATTATTTACAAATCCTTTATTAAACCCAAGATTACAAGGAAAATTTATTATACTTCAAATGATAGAAAATGTTTATATAAATGAAGCTCATCCAGAATATCATAACCTTATAATCACAGATAAAAATAGGGGATATATAAAAATATATAATAACGGTAAATGGAAAACAGACAATATAAACACAATAAATATGATAATAGATGGAATTGTTTCACATTCAAAAAATATTTTAGTAGAATTAAAACAACAATATTTAAATCAACCAAATGCTAAATCACGTATTAATACAAGTGAAAAATACATTAGTTTATGTGATTTGGAACATTTGGCTGATTTAGAAGATGAACATGCGAATGGGGATGTTAATAATACAACCCAAATTAAAAGATGTAAAGATTTTAGAGAAATGGTTTATAAAGATACAATAAATTTGTTTCATGATAACAAAAATATATTATTGAAAGGTAAAAATAATATTCCTCAACAAATTGATATAGATTAAATATAAATTAAATATTAATTGATTTTCTCATCCATTCAATTAATATTAACATTGCTTTACAGTCTACCAAGTTATATTTAATAATATTATACATATTTTTATTTGAATCATTATTTTTATTATTATATATATCTCTAGCAATAAAACTTGATAATAATCCATCATCTAAATCTGACCAAACAATATTAATTTCACCATATTCGTTTAATTTTTTAATAATATTTTTAAGTCCAAACCCAAAACATTCTTTTATGATTATGGGATATTCAGGATATTTAAATACATTTAATAAATCATACCAATTAAGTTTGTATTCTAATTTATCTAAACCATATTCATTTATTTTTTTATTATAAAGTATTGGTTCAACACCAGACCAATGTATTAATCTTGTTTTATTGAAAAAATCATTTGAATTCATTTTATTTGGTTTAAATTCAAGTATAAAATTTTTAATTTTTTTAATCAGGTCAAGTTCATTTGAACAAAAAACACAATCAGACAATAAAATATCATCTGAATTATTTAAATTTTTATCGAATTCATTTTCAAGATAATTGATTTGGGAATAATTAATAATAAAACTTTTATGATTAAATTTATTTGTTTGTGGATTGTTCCAACTAATTCCACACATATAAATTATTTGGCTACTATTATATATATTATCCCATTCATTTGATTCATCCCAAATTACATCTTCAGAACTATATGTTTCAAAATCAATAAAAAATTCCCATTCTGTTTTTTTTTGCCATTGCATAAAATTATTTTTTTTGTCTAAAATATAATTTTTATTATTATTATGTAACAAACTTAACATTGATTGTATTATTTTATACTTTGATTCTGATTTATTGAAACCTAAAATTTCAGGGGTTAAATTAGTATCCATATATGATTTTATACCTTTAGACCAAGCCTTTTCTCTATTTGCTAATCCACAATGCCATAGAGAACTTAATTCTTTATTAACGTAAGCAACATTTTTTTTAATTCCATACCAATTTTTACTATAAGTATTTTTCATGTTAGGATACAACTCATCTCGATTAATTGGATTAAGAGTAAACTCTTTCCAATTATTTCTCAAGTCTCCAATCCATTTAACACTCGATTTAATAATATCATCCCATAGAATACCTTTTAATTTTTCTTTTTCAAAATCAACAATAGCAACACAATCAAAAGGATTTTTTGTAATTTGATTTTTATTTAAAACATATTTATATTTTTTACCTAAAATAAAACCCATATTAACTTGATTATCTTGTCCATATTCATAAAGTAAATAATTAAGCGCTTCTGTGTAAATATATATTTGAGATTTGTATACTGAATATAATAATTTAGAAGAAATATCTTCACCTCCATTAATTAATTGTATTGTAGATGATTTAATGTCAATTATATACCATTTATTAACATTTATTCCAACAATATTATCTTGAATATATTTATTAATCCAACACCCTTTTACAATTAAATCTGGTTTACCCCAAGTATTATTTGATGAATTAATTAATACTGAACCTAATATTATTGAGTGTTTATTATTGATAATTGTTTTGATTGTTTTATAACAATTTATATTAATATCTTTTTCACCAATATCTATTATTTTATTAATTTCTCCATTTGATTCCATTAATTGTTTAATTTTATTAATAATATCATTTTCAAATAAATAACCACCTTCTACAATATAATCAAATGAAGTTTTATTTTTTTTTATTATTTGTCCAGGTTTTTTTTCAATATTATCTTCACTTCTTGACCTTTTTCTACTAGTTGTTAAATTTTCTGAAATTTTAAATCCATTTTCTTCTAATATATCTAAATAATCAATTATTTTATCATTTTTAATTGAGTTACCAATTCTTGTTGCACTTATTAAATTTTTTTTTTGTTTTAAAGTTTGTGATCTTGTTAAAGGCATTGTAATTATATATTTCATTATATCATTTATAATTTAATTTCAATTTTTTTATATAAAATAATTGAAATACTTTAATATAACTCAAAATAATATTTATTTACTTTTTGATTTATTTTTTTTACTTTTTTCTTTGGATTCTTTAACTTCATTATCTTCTTTTTCTTCTTCCTTTATTACTTTGGTTGAATTCAAATTTTCTAATTTGGCATCATTATTTTTTTTGTCTTTACTTTTTTTAACTTCAACTTCTTGTTTAACTTCTTGTTTAACTTCTTGTTTAACTTCTTGTTTAACTTCTTGTTTAACTTCTTGTTTAACTTCTTGTTTAACTTCTACTTCTGCTTCTGCTTTTTCGACTTCTTCTACTTCTTCTTCTACATCTCCCTCAATATCATCATCAGCTTCATCATTGTTAGAAATATTTATCGAATCTAATTTTAATTTAATTTTATTAGAAAGATCATTAGAAATAATGTATAAACAAACAATTTCTAAAACATTAATGTTCAATGTTTTTCTGTTTGCATATTTAACCATATTGACAGACAATCCAACAATATCATATTGTAATGATAATATAATATAACAAATAATATTTTTAGCATCTGAATCAATCATTAATTTAGAACCATGTTTATCTTCTAAATTATTAATAACTTTATTAATATTAAAAAATACAGAATCGTGATATCTTAATACTGATGAATATTTTTTCATATATTTTGATGCAAAATCATATTTATCAGAACTATTAAATAAATTTGACAAAATTAATTGATTTAAAGTATATAATCCGGATTTTTCTTTATTAACATTTTTTAAACAATCAGCTACAAGTTCTTCCAAAACCATAACCAAACATACTACTAATCCTTGTGCAAAAATACTTGGTTTAAAATCAGAATTTCCTTGTTCAACTAAATAGGCTTTTAATTTTCTTTTTAATTGGGCAATACTAACATATTCATTAATTTTTAATTTATTATTAATTTCCATTTCTTATTTATATATAATATTAATAATTATTTGTTTAACTATATTTATTTTAATTAAAAAAATAAATATTTATATAACTTTTACAAAAAAAATATTATTTAAATTTTTAACATAAAAAAGGTAAGGTTGAAGCAGCTTGATATCCTTTAATATAGTTATCAATTTGTTTAACAACAGTATTTAAAATACCTTTAAATGATTTAGCATCATTATTAGTTAATTGAGTCCATTCAAAAACTAAAGGAAGATTTCTGCAAACTTCATCACTTTTAACATCATATTTAATTTTAATTAAATAAGTTCTGTTATCAACAACATCTTCAGAACTATCATTTTTTAATTTGCAGTCTTTAACTTTAATAATTTTATAAGCATCATTTTTTCTTAAAACACAAAATAAAGTATCAACAAAGCATTCAACCCAATTAATGTTTTGTTCAACAGTATATTTTGAAACATTTCTTAAATCAATATTTGGTTGAACAGCAATTAATTTTGCTTTAATGAAATTTAAAACAACAATAATATCTGAAATTGCCAAAAGTTCTTCTTTAGCAGAATTGTATTTTTTAACTAATTTTTCACATTTTTTATAAGATTGTTTTTCACATTTGGAAGAACTGACATCGTCACATTTGGAACAAGATTCAGAAGAACTTGAACCAGAATTACTTGATGTAGATGATGATGTATTAGAACTGCAACTGGATGATTCAGTAGTTTTATTTGTGGAATTATCAGAATATGTTTGTTCAGAAGAAGAAGATGATGAAGTTGAAGATGAACTAGAAGAAAAAGAAGATGGAAAAGAAGATGAAGAAGAAGAATTATTTGAAGAATTATATGATGAACTTCTTGAAGTGCTACTACAACTTTCACTACAAGAAGAACCAGCACTTATCCCAGTGACGGAAATTAAAGAGCAAGAATCACTGTTTTCA